TGTTACGCTTACGTGACCATGTTCTAAACTCCTGCTTCTCCTCTTCGTTCATGTCCTTCGGGTCTTTACTGAATGGGTAGACTGGTAGTGGTGTGTCCTCTCTTGCTGGTAGCTTACCCCACTCCTGTCCGTTGTCCCATAGCTGGCGTAGTACTGTCAGTACGTTGTTATTGATACGCCATTCAGTGTCCTGTAGTGTGTTGAGACAGGCATACTCTTGTGTTAAGTCTTGGTCTGATAGTCTGTTTAAGTGTACCTTCAAACTCATTTGCGCCTCACTATAGGTAGTTCATCTATGTCATGTCCATGATACCCACCACCCCTGATACTGGTCCACCTCTTAGGTGGTATCACACAGGGTAGGTAGCGTGGCCTTGATGTTTCTATGTACTGATTGAAAGCTGCAATCCACTCGACTGTCTCCTCACTAGGTACTACATAGGTAGCCCTTCGCTTACGTTCAGTCTGTTGAGTGTCTAGCTTGATGATACCTGTAGTCTGTATGATGATGTCTACCATCTTAAATCCTACATGCACACGCTCTGACTTCTCCCATTCAGTGTCCTTGTATCCATCCTTGTTCATCTTGTTAGTGAGTCCATAGCGTCTAGCACCATAGGCTTTCTTCATTGCTTGCTTGATAGTGTTACGTGCTATATCTCCCTCGCTGTGTATCCACCTGTCTAGTCTGTCCTGTATCTCTATGTTAGCACCCATAGTACGGGCTACATAGAGCAGGGTATTCTTTCTACTGATGCTATCTACTAGTGATACCACTGACAGATAGGCTACTTGTTCTGCATCCATCTCTCGCACACGCTTGAACGTAATGTCCCTTGATGGATTGCTTGGGTGTGATAGGTACTCTCTTAGTCCTTCCGCTACTGTGCCTACCACCCTTGATACTATGGCTCTACCATGAGCCGTGTTAGATTCCATGCCCTTGTCTACTGACCTGTCTCTTGCCCTTCTGAACCGTTGGATACCACCTGTTAGCATCTCTGTCTCTAGCTCAAGCTGGTGCTCGAATAGGTCATCATCTGTTTCTAAAGTTACATCCAAGAGTAAGACCCCCTTTACTATATACTATAGGATAGCTGTAATACCTATGACTGCTACACCTGCTAACATTAAAGTTGTATGTGCTACTGCTATATCTTTATAGTCATTCAACATACCATACAGGGATAGTAATATCATACCGACTACCCATATCATTGTTACTGCTTCACTCATTCATCACCATATGTTTCTAGCATCCACTGCTTGTGAGGTGTTGTTACTTCATACTCTTCTGGTACTGGCTCAGTCCACTCAGCTAGACAGTCAGGGCAGAACCATTCTACCATACCATCTACTGCTATGAGTGCTTCTGCTTCACCCTTACCACAGTACCCACATCTCTTGAACCCCATGCTCACTTGCTTACTCCCTTCGTTATGTAGTGTGCTATGTTACTGCCAGCACCATTAGCTATACGTTCATTATAGTATTCGTACATCGTGTACAGATTAGGATTAACATATTCTTCTTGCCATTGCAAGTCTTCTATTCTCATGCGTAGCTCACGGTATGCTTGCTTGAATGTTACTGCTGTCCATCCGGCAGCCATCATGTCCTGAGTTACCCTGCTAGTCATGCCTTGTTCTCCCTCTGGTACACCATCTTACCTTCTACATATCCCATCTTGTATTTAATGTGCATGTTTACTTCATCATAACTACGGTATGGATTGCCATAATTAAAACCATGATAGCCCCTGTAATACCCCATGCGATAGGATGAATCATGTTCCTTTTGTTCCTCTGTCTTACGTGGCATGGTACTAGTTCTCCTTCTTGATTGCATCACTGCTCTATTAACTGGTGTAATCTTCATTGTCTACTACTAACTGTAAGTCTGGCTCAAGTGTCACCTCATAGTGTGGCAGGTTGTCATTGTCTGACATTAAATCTATCATACGACTAGCACAATAGCTTGCCTCTTCTTGTGTTAGGTACTCTGTTAGTACTGTCATCAGTTCATCAAATAAATCTTCTTGCATCTCACTTCCCCTTAAAATCTCTAGCTATCATCTCTGCTATCTTGTCTAGTCCCCTTGCAATTAGAAACACTAGACAGAAAGCAATGCCCATTACACATAGTGCTAATCCTATAAGTTCCATAATTCTAATCCCTTCTTGATACCCTGTAGGTACGCTAACATCTGCTTGTATGGTATCCTGTGTTGTACTATGTGTGACCCGTTGTTACTTGTCAACTGCCAGCCCCCATAGTGAGTGTTTAAGTTAAGCTCAAAAGCTGTCTTAGCCTTGCTGTTTATGTAGTCTAAGTGATGGTTCAATACTGCTCTGCTTGCGCTCATTGTCTTATCCTCTCTTGTGTTGGGTGCTAGTACTTCGGGAAAGAATACACTAGCACCCTGTTATAGTCAATCAGTTGTTACTATGTCCTGTTGTCCACCAAACTTACGCTTTACTAGTACTGGTACTGACAAGTAGTGACTAGTCTTTCCAAAGTGTAAGCCCATGAATGTAGACCCCTTGCTGAACCCGTACCTGTTAAGCTTTACACGTGGACGGATACCGTATGTTGCTAGTGTCTTATTGGATAGTTTAAGTGTATAAGTTTTCATTGTTCTAGTCCTTTCTAGTTTTCTAATAGATATTCTTCTTCTGCTTCAAAATATCTTTGCTGCTCTTCATCCCATTCTAACTCTATTACATCATTCTCCATCTGTCAAACCCTTTCTTAGATGTTGTGTTTCTTTTTCCATGCTACCCATGTGATGGCCTGCATCTGTCTTCCTAGTAAATCATATTCTTTTGCCACTGTCAAATATTCTTTCTGTAGCTTGGCATATTCTTTTATACCTATACTAGTCTTAGCATGTGTCAATCCGACTCGCTCATTATAGTAGATGTTTCTAGCGTGTCCGTCAATAGTTATATCATCTTCGCCCATAATATTACGAAAGAAACTGATAATCTTCTTCCCGGATAGTCGCACTATCACTGTCTCATAATCTGGAAACTCTTTTAATATTCCCCATGCTTTCTGCTTCATCTTGTGATAGGTGCTAACCTTCACACTGTCCATGCCTTGCCCGTCCTGAAAAGCCTTGCATAGCTCATAAGCATTAACTAAGTTTCTTTCCCACTTGTTGTTAGGACTAAGGCTAGCCATAACACCTACAACAATATAAACAGGCATATCTAGTTTTTCTGCTATCTGTCTAGCCTCTTGCTGTGCTTCATCATACCAGTCTGAGGCTTGTATTATTTCAGCTTGTGACAAGTTAGCTAGTGCATACTTGTACATCTTGCGGATGTTATGTTTAGACATTATTCAAATCCTTAACTGGTCAAACTTTGTTCTTCTTCTTATGTGGTCCAACAAGTTAGCCGTGGCGGTTATGTTCTAGACCGTATCAGATTGTCTGACTTGGCAGTGCGTCCCTGATGATTAAAGTATAGCATTACATAAAAGAGAAAGTAAACATAAAAATACATAAAAAGTTGAATTAGTTTGTAAGTGTCTGAAAACATTAAAAAGAAAGTTAAAAATAAATAGATAGTAGGTGTATTTACTAGGAATTGTTTTAGGACATTATATAGTAATACAAGAAACAGATAGAGAGAGACAGACAAAGTGTGATAAAAATGTCACACGTGCAGCATTTAAGCCACACTTAAAGACACTTAAAGAATCTAACATGTCAAAAGGATGACACTTAAGGAATCTGCAAGTGTCTGTTAGTGTCAAATGTTTGACATTGACAGGGCTGTAAGTGTCGTGCTATACTAAAGGGTTATGGGGGTACGTGCGTTCTATTACTATTATATACCCCCTCAGATTTTTCTGTATAAATTAGCTTGGTGAATACACAAAGAGGAGTAAGTAGTCATGTCTTACAGCGATTAGAGCCAAGCTTAAGAGGGGTATAATACTCTATACATACTATAGGTACTTTAACCCCCCTAGCTCTAGGATGTAACTTTAGACTTCTATCCAACCATCCTGCCTACTACTTACAGAGGCTACATTCATATGTGACATGAACTTATCTAGCTCATTATCTAGCAATTCTTCCTTACGTACTGCTATCTCTACATCAGCATCAGCAGCCATCTGGTCTACCCAATACTGTACAGCCATAGCCAGTACATCAAGTCTATCATCGTGAGCTAATGCTCCTCTCTGCTTAGTAATCCTAGTCATCTGATAGGTCAGCATGTACTTAATACCCTTCTCAGGGGGCATGTCCTGCACACTATCATAGTCTCTCTGTATCACCTTAGGGTCTATAACCAACCTGTGCTGGTTCATTACAGGCTCTAGTGTATCAATGATACGAGATTCCTTCTGTGTATTGTGACGTACCTCTTCAGTAGCCACAGGGTAACTCTTCAACAGGTGAGGCTTCAGTAGCTCAGTAAACATACCATCACCAAAGTTACTCTCTATCAGTACCATATTAACCTGATGTATCTTAGCGAGGTCTGTCAGGTGCTGAAGTGCAGCATCAGTGTACCCACCCTCTACACCACCAGCGTCTACCACATACAAGTAACCATTAAGCATCTTAACAACAGCGTATGCAGTCTCATCTGAGCCTCTACCAGAGGGGTCAATGGCTAGTATGCTACCTGTATACTTAGAGCGTCCTATAGT